GGCCGGGCCGGCCCGGCGCTGGCCCGACGCGCCCCTACGCCACATGCAGCAGCACGCGCCGCTGCAGCGCGCCACCACCGCGCCCGCGGGCCTCGACCGCAAGCGCGCGGCCTCGGGCGAGCGGGATGACGACTGATCTTCACCCCGCACACCGCATGAGCCAAGACTGGATTCTCACCATCAGCGGCCAGGAGTTCGACCTGGCCGCGCCGCGTCCCCGCAGCATCACGCTGCCCGACATCGCGCATTCCCTCTCGCTGATCAACCGCTTCACCGGCCACACCTGCCGGCCCTACAGCGTGGCCGAGCACAGCCTGCTGGTCTGCGAGATCGCCGAGCGCGAAATGCGCCTGGACGTGCACGGCCGCCTCTACGCGCTCATGCACGACGCGCACGAGGCCTACGTGGGCGATGCGTCCACCATCGCCAAGCGCGTGATCGGCACCGGCTGGCACGAGCTCGAGCGCCGCGCGAGCGGCGCCGTGCACTCGGCCTTTGCGCTGCGCACCGCACGCACCGTGCACCGCGACGCCGTGCGCCGCGCCGACCTGATGGCGCTGGCCACTGAGCGCGCCCAGCTGCTGCCCCCCGGCGAGGCCTGGGGCTGCCTGCAGGGCATCGATCCCGTGCCCTGGGCTGACCTCATGGGCAGCCGCTGCGGCTTCACCTGGCGCGACTGGCGCCAGGCCTTCACCGACAAGTACCACGAGCTCGAATACGAGCGCCAGGCGCTTGTCGCGGCCTACGGCGGCAAGCCGTCTTCCCCCCTTGGAGAGCAACGCGCATGAACATGCCCACCTACAAGCCGCGGCCCGACAGCCTGCCCGCGCGCGTGATCGAGTTCTTCGGCCTCAACCCCGACGAGGAGCTCGGCCGCACCGACATCGCGCAGAAGTTCAGCGAGAACGCCACCACCATCGACAGCAGCCTGCGCCAATCGGTGCTCGCGGGCTACCTGCAGACCGACTCCGGCGATGACGGCGCGCGCGTGTGGAAGGCCGGCCCCAACATGCCCCCCCCCGCCGGCTTCAAGGCGTGGCTGGCCAGCAAGGGACAGGCATCGGCCGAAGGCATGCCCAAGGCGAAGGCCGTGCAGTTGCCGCCGGCGGACAAGCTGCTGGAGAACATCGCCAAGGATGTGCCGGTACCGGCGCCCAAGCCACGCGGCGCCGAGTACCACGCGGTGTGGGCGCGCATGGAAAAGGGCGACAGCGTGCCGATGCCCACGGCCGCCGCCAAGCGCCTGATCTCGAACGCGCAGAACTGGGGCAAGGCGCACGGGCGCAAGTTCGTGATGCGGCAGATCGATGCTGAGGCCTCGCGCATCTGGCGCACCGAGTGAGCTGACCATGCCGCGCCCCGCCCACAAGCCCCGCAAGCGCTACGTGCCCAAGCGCGTGGACCTTGACCCCTTCGACCTGGCCGCCTCGCGCGCCGCGCTGCTCCTGCCCCAGCAGCGCATGAGCCTGCTGGTGCCGGTCTACCGTGCCTTCCAGGCCTTCCGCGAAGGCCGCGGCGATCTGGACCTCTGGCGCGACCTGGCCGACGCCATGAACGTGGCCGAGGTGCTGTGCGAGCTGAACATCGCGCCCGACCACGTCGGCGTCTTCCAGGCTGCCCAGGCCGCGCTGGCCGACGTGCACGAGCGCGCGGTGCAGCGCCACCGCTACACGCTCTACGGCCACGAGATCACCGCGCTCGACGACGCGGTGGAAATGCACCGCATCCAGCTCGACTACTGCAGCCAGGGCGAGCTCGCGCGCGCGATCGACACCGTCAAGCGCCGCGTGCAGCAAGCCCTGGCCGGCAACGCGAGCCCCCGTGCACACGTCTGCACGCCCGGCCTGCTCGGCCGCGAACCCGCAGTACCACCGCAACCCCACTGAAAGGCCTCAATGCAAACGCCACCGCTCAACATCGAAATCGGGCAGAAGGCCCTGGTCACCGTGGACCAGTTCTTTCTCGCACCTGATGGCCGCTACTACCGCGGCGTCTTCGGCACCGTGAAAGGCGTGCGCACCGCCGAGGAAACGCTGGGCGTCAAGCCCAACGGCCGCAGCACCAACTGGTACTTGGAAATCGGCAACGTCACCGTCGCCGGCTGCCAGGTGCACTACGCGGTGCGCACCGAGGCCTGCAATAACGCGCCGATCGTCGAGGACTGGACCGTCTCCTCCGAGCATGGCATGCGGATCTATGAGCGGCCCAACGCTGTGTACTTCGCCGACGAGGTGCCGCAATGACCGAAGCCGCCGAAGCCGTGGCTGCCCCTGCTGCCGAGATCGCGCGCGCCGCGATCGACGGCGCCGTGCACATCCCCTGCTCGCTCATCAAGCCCAGCAAGACCAACCCGCGCAAGCGCTTCGACGAGAGCTACATCGCCAGCCTCGCCGAGAGCATCAAGAAGGTCCGCGTGTTCCAGCCGATCGTGGTGCGGCCGCTCGCCGGCGCCGTGCGTGGCGGCCCGCAATACGAGCTGGTGGCCGGCGAGTGCCGCTGGCGTGCGTCGCAGAAGGCCGAGCAGCCCACGATCCCGGCGCTGGTGAAGGACCTCGACGACCTCACCATGCTCGAGGTCCAGATGGCCGAGAACATCAAGCGGCGCAACCTGCACCCGCTGGAAGAAGCCGAGGGCTACGAGCAAATGCTGCGCAAGCCCAACGGCACACAGGGCTTCACGGCTGAGGAGCTGGCCAGCCGCTTCGACGTGAGCGTGCGCTACATCTACAACCGGCTCGCGCTGCTCAAGCTCGCGCCCTTCGTGCGTGAAGAGCTCTACAGCGACCGCCTCTCGGCCAGCGTGGCGCTGAAGATCGCCGCGCTGCCGCAGTACCAGCACGAGCAGGCCTGCAAGGAATGCCAGCAAGGCTGGGGCGGCGAGCCCTTCAGCGCGCGCCAGGCCGCCGAGCACCTGCAGAAGAAGTACATGCTCAGCCTGGGCCGCGCGGTGTTCGACATCAAGGACGCCAAGCTCCTGCCCAAGGCCGGCGCCTGCCCGGCCTGCCCCAAGCGCACCGGCGCCAACCCCGACCTCTTCGAGGACGTGAAGAGCGCCGACACCTGCACCGACCCCAACTGCTTCGAGGCCAAGACCAAGGCCCACGCCGACCGCGAGGTCAAGCAGGCCAAGGCCAGCGGCGTCACCGTGCTGGTGGGTGCCGAGGCCAAGAAGGTGATGCCCTACGGCGAATACAGCCTGGCGCAGACCGGTCACGTGCGGCTCGACCAGGCCGCCGAGGAGCTCACCGGCACCAAGCAGCGGCTCACCACGCTGCTCGGCGACGACTTCAAGGGCCTCGTGCTGCTCAAGCCCGAGCACAGCGACACCACGCTCAAGGTGGCGAAGCTGGACGACGTGAAGGCCGCGCTCAAGGAAAAAGGCCTATTCAAGCCCGGCGTGAAGCAGGCACCCGGCCAACCGACGAAGCTGCTCACGCCCGACGACATCAAGCGGCAGCGCGACAGGCGCATCCGCGACATGATCGAAAGCCGGCTGCCGCGCGCCTTCGCGAAGCACCTGGCCGACGATGGCGCCTTCGGCCTGCCGGACGAGTCGCCCAACTGGATGCGGGCGCTAGCCGACATGCTCATGCGCGCGGATGGAATCGACGGCGGCGAGATCGGCAACCTTGTCACCGGCAAGCACGAACCGAGCTTCAGCACGAACTGGCTGAAGGACGCGCCCATCGAGCAGCTGGTGCAGGCCGTGCTGATCGCCGTGATCTTCGATCAGTGGAGCATTCAGCCCGGCTCGCCCAAGACCGCCGACGCGCTGGCAAAGGAAGTCGGCTTCGATCTGCCGGCGCTGCGCAAGGAAGTGGCCGCGGAGATCGACGCCGCCATCCGCGACGAGATCAACGCCCTCAAGGCCCCGCTCGGCAAGGGCGCCAAGGCCAAGCCCGAGGCCGGCAAGTCGGGCCCGGGCAAGGTGGTGATGCGCTACCGCGATCCGGCCACCGGCGACACCTGGAGCGGCCGCGGCCTGCAGCCCGCGTGGCTCAAGGCGCGCCTGGCTGAGGGCCGCACGCTGGCCGAGTTCGACATCGCCGGCGCAGGCGCTTCTACCCCTTCCATTTCCGCTGCCGCGCAGGGCGCGCAATCGGCGCCCCAAACACCCGAGCAGGCCCTGGCCCACGCCCTCGCACAGGAGCAACAAGGCAAAGCGAAAGCCGCCGCCGGCGCGCCCAAAGGGGGGAAGGGGTCCAAGGAAGTGAAGGACAAAACGCCCAAGGCGCCTGCAAAGAGCAAGGCGAAGCCGACGCCGGCGGCCGCTGGGGGCAAGAAGGAAGTGAAGGACGCGACGACCAAGCCGCCTACGCCGCAGCTCTCGCCTGTCGGTGCTTGGCCGTTTCCGAAGGGTCAACAGGAGCAAGCGGCATGAGCGACACCACCACCAAGACGGCCGAGGCGCTGGCGTCTGCGCTGGAGAAGCGCGCAGCTTTGCATGCGGATGGTTGCTCGCTTGGTGCTCTTCATGATGCAGAGCTTTCTGACTTGCTGACCAAAGCAGCCGTAGCGATCCGCGCCGCCCAGCCGCAGGCCGAGCCGGCAGAGGATGACGTGCGCGAGCTGCGCAAGTGGCTGAACGAGGAGCCCAACAGGCCGATAGACCGCGCTGCTCTTGCTCGGGTGCTCGCTGCCCAGCCGCAGGCCGAGCCGGTGGCGGCCGATGGGCTCGTGCTGGTGCCGGTTGAGCCGACGCCGGAAATGGAAGCCGCCGGCTCTGATGCTGGCGATGGTCATGATTGGGTAGGCCCTCGCGCCGTATACGGTGCCATGCTCGCAGCCCGCCCTCCCGTGGCGCAGCAGGGGGCAGAAGAGGCGGAAGACAACGAGCGCTTCGACAAGGCTGTTGATGACGCGCGGCAATGGCTTCAGCACGAGCAGGCCGTCTACCTTTCTGTGCCATCGACTCGCAAGCTCGTCCTGCGCATCATGGATGCTCTCGCCTCCCCTCAGCCTGCGGCAGCACAGCCAGTGGCGCAGGGACTGACGGACCTGGGGCCGTACTTTTGCGGCTACGCACGCATCAGCAACGGGGAGTACAAGCTCGCTGGGATGCGCTCCACAGAAGTCATGAAGGATAGCGAGTTGCATCCGATCTACGCCTTCCCCCACGAATTGATCGAAGCGCTTCACGCCCTCTCCACCACTCACCCGGCACAGGCCGACGAGGGGGACAAGGAATGAAATGCTTCCGCTGCGAGAAGGCCGCGCCCCAGCATACGCTATACCGGGTCAACGCCAAGGGACGCCAGGGCATCTGGTCGTGCAACGAGCACCGCATTGAGCCCGACATGGAGCTTGACGCGATCGTCGAGGAAATTGAACGCATGCAACGTCTTCACGCCAGCGTTCTTCGCAAAGCCGCCACCAAGGCATCCGCCGATGAGGGAGGGGTGTGATGGCCGAACCCCCAATTTCCATTGACGAAGTAGCGCGGAGCATCGGAAACCAGCACTTCCAGTTCAAGGCTTTCTACGCTAACGGGGACATGGCGATCCACTCGTGGACCAAGGGACGCCATTCTTTCTGCATGGAGCTTGATGCGTACCGCTCACTGTTACGCAAGGGGCATTACGCAAAGGTCATTGTGTGGTCGACGGAAAAGCCGACCCTGCGGTGGGATTTGACTCAGACTGATGGAGGTAGGAGCAATCAGCATGACGAACCGTGAAGCGCCGCGAGGCGGCATTACGTACTGCTGCTATGGCATGTACGCAGAAGTCGGGCATAGCGCAGACTGCCCCACACTCAAGTCGGCCGCCCAGCCAGAGCAGGCGCGGGAGGCGGTCGATCCTGTCGGCATCAACGGCCTGACCGAAGCCGAGACATCCGCCACCGCCAGCGTGGCAGGGCTGTCGTCCGATCCTTTGGGCGTTCCGGCTTCGCCGTCGGGCTCTACGCTCCAGCCGCCTGCGGCGGCGTCAGCTTCGATCGTTGGCGCGGCGGTCTGCCCAAATTGCGGCGGGGCGGGGGATGAAACCTTCTTGACAAGCCACCTTGGGCCGGACGACTACGAGTTTGATGGCCCGTGCTCGCACTGTGGCGGCACCGGTGAACTGTCCGACGCCTATGCTGGGGTGGTGAAACTCCTGGAGGAGAGTCATCGCGAATATCTCTCAGCGTGCCGGAGGTTGTGGGCGGTGGGCCACGCGAGGCTAGACCAAGCCGGTTGGCGATACCGCGTCGGCTCGGGGACTTGGGTCTACACCGAGAACGCCAGCGACATCCCGACCCGTGAGCACGGGTGCGAATGGCAACCGCTCTACCCGCCGCTCCGCTACGACTCGATCGCGCGAGGGATCGAACCCGAAGGGAGAGTGTGCGAAGCACCGAGGGCGAAGCCTGAAGAGCCCGGTGCCGAAGGCACGCGCCCAGACCAGAGCGGGCTGTCGGCAGCAGCGCCAGCGGTGGAGGGACCGAAGTCATGAAGCAGAAACAGCATCACGGCCCACGCGCTCCCCACGGCCGTCCCGAGAAGACCGAGCGCGTCGGCATCCGCCTGTCGCCGGCAGACCGCCGCAAGGTCATGCGCAAGGGCGGCAGCGCATGGGTGCGCGAGTTGATCCGCAAAGCACCATGACACGCGACGAAGCCCTCCGCTACGAGATCTGCGCGGCCTGGTGGGTAAACCACCTGCCCGCGCGGTTCACACGCCTCGCGGGCCGCTACTTCTCGTGGCTCGTCGACCGCAAGCTGCGGCGCTACAAGGCGCCCACGCCCGCGCCGGCGGCCGCTGCACCTGCCCCAGAGCCCGCGCCCGAGCCCACGGCGGCATCGGCACCTGGTGGCCGCCAGTGGTTCACCCTCAACGACGGCCACTGGCTCGAGCTGGCCGACACCGGCTTCGCGATCGAGCTCACTGATCGCCCGTTGCCCGGCTACCGGCTGCATCACCCGGGTGGCCACGTCATCGCGTTCGTGCCGCCCGGCTCGCTGGACAACCTCAAGACCTTGACCCAGCAGCTCGCCGCCGAACGCGACCAGTTCGTGCCCGTCGCCGGCGACGCCGGCTGGCGGCCGCGGGAGCGCTGACCATGGACGTGATCGCGCAGCTCGCCGGCCTAGACCTGCTCACCGTGGCAGAGGTGGCGCGTGCATTCGAGTGCAGCGAGGAAACGGTGGAGCTCGAGACGCGCGAGGGGCGCCTGCCGGGCATCAAGCTCGGCCGCTCGTGGCGCTACCCACGCGAGGCCTTGATGCGGGTGCTCAACGAGCGCGCCATCGAGGCCATGGGCCGCAAGGCACCGCTGCCGCCCGGCGTGACCAAGCTGCCCGAGCCGCGCCGCGGCCGCCGGCAAACGCCCCCTCAGCTGCCGGCCGCGGCCAGCCGCGCGACGAAGTCCTGAGCGCGGAACGAGGCGTAGCGCTGGGCCATCGTGCTGCCTTGCGTCCAGCCCATGATCCGGTTGATCTCCTCCGGCCGGAAGAGCCAGTTGCCGGTGCCGTCGCGCAGCTCGAACCATTGGCATGTGGCCTCGTGCCGCAGATCGTGCTCGGTGAGGTTCTCACAGCCGGCGTAGCGGAACGCCGTGGCAAAGAGCCACGACACGCGCCGCCCCACCTCCCTGTATTCCTCGGCCTCGTCCATCATCGGAAAGAGGTAGGCCCCGGGCAGCAGCGCGCGGGTATCCAGGTAGGCCTTCAGCGCCGCGTGCAGCTCTTTGCGGATCGGCACGTCGCGGTAGCCCACGCGGCCGCGCCAGAGCTTCGATGACTGCGCGCGGATGATGCGCTGCTCCATGTCGACCTGGCCACGCGTGAGCGTGAGCGCCTCTTTCAGGCGCAGGCCGGTGTAGTGGATCAGCTGGAACAGCGCGAGCATGGCGTTGCCATGCTGCAGCCCCAGCGGCCGCTGCCGATCGGGCGCCTGGTGGCCCGACAGGGCCTTGCAGATGGCCTCGTATTCACCGGGGTGCAGCCGGCGATCGCGCACCCGGTCGACCTTGGCGCGGCCGCCGGTGGCCTCGGCCAGCTCGCGGTCCACCTTCGAGTAGGTGCTGTAGCCCTTGGGCAGCAGCTTGAGCGGGTTGCCGATCGTGGTCACCTCCGGGTGCTGCCGCAGGAAGTGATCGATCGCGTGGCTGAGCGCGTGCACGCGTTGGCGCACGGTGCTGGGCGCCAGGTTGCGCTTGACCTTGCAGTCGCGCACGAACTGCTCGGCCCACTTGTACGACAGGCTGGCCAGCGGCACGGCGCCCACATCGCTCATCAGGATGCCGAGCGACACCTGCTCGGTAGGCGCGGCCAGGCCGGAGTTGGCCCACTCGCGGATGGCCAGGCCCAGGGTGCGGCGCTCCGGCTCCGGCTGCAGCATCTCGGCCGGCAGCTGCTGCCCCGTGAGCTTCACCAGGCGCCAGCGCTCGACGAAGTCCAACGCCTCGGCCTCGGTGTCGAAGGTGTAGTACCGTCGCCCCTTCGGGAGCGCCTTGTGGCGCAGCTGCAGCTCGTATTTGCCCGACGGCGTTTTTCTCGGTTTCATGCCCTGTCCGGGTGAACTCGACCGGACGGAGATTATGCCGATCCCGTGACGGTTGAACCGCCAGTTTCTGACGGTTGGAGCACTTTTCGAGCTTGTTCGAGAGCGCTGGAGAAATGCTAAGTGCTTGATTTTCCTAATATTTCAATCTTGGCCCGGGCAGTATTCGACGGCTACAAGATCGAACTAATACAAAGAGAATCAACGACTTAGAAAACCACCGTCATTTTCAAACCGTCACCCGCTGCAGCAGTATGAAGCGGACAGCCTTCTACAACTGGATGCTCCCCGACGAGCGCCGGCCAGGCCGCATGCGGCGGTCGCGCTGGCAGATGACCGAGGCCGAGGCGGCCAAGTACCCCGGCGCCGTGCGCATCGATGCCTCACTGACCTGGCGCGACCTGCCGGAGTCGATCGACGAGCACCAGCACACCAGCGACTACCAGCGCGGCAAGCTGCCTGGTCAGGTGTGAACGTTGCGGCGGTTGAGGGTGATGGTGAACTGCGCAGACACCTGCACCGAGTGGGTCGCCACGTCCTGAATGGCCACGTTGAAGGTGGTGCCCTCCGCAGCCACGTATTCGGGATCGCCGTCGCCCAGCGGCCCGAGCTCGATGGTCTGGGTGGTGCCCAGGTTCAGCGGCGTATCCATGCCCGGTGTCACATCGAGCGCCACGCCGCTCACATGGTGGAAGACCACCTCGAAGTCGGCCGCGCGCGTCGACGTGATGGACGGCAGCAGCTGCCACTCGCCGGCGAACGTGCCCGAGGTGGTGGACGGGTTGGTGTCGGTGGCGCCGTTGTTGTGGGTGAAGCTGAGCGTGCCGTTGTTGTTGAAGCTGATGGTGCAGTAGGGGTCGACGTCGGCGGTGTCGATGTAGAAGCTGTGGTTCGACAGGTTCGGGAAGATCACGCCGGTGTCCGGCGTGTCGCCGTAGTTGCCGCTGATCGGGTCCTGGATCTCGCCCGGCGCCGGCAGCAGCGCGTTGTCGGCCGTGTGCACGCGGTTGTCTTCCTGCACGCAGGTGATCTCCACGCTGCGCGTGCCGCGCGGCACCAGGCTCTTGACGCGGCAGGGCATCGCCGCGGTACTGGTGGTGCCGATCGTGTACTTGGTGCGCTCCTGGGTGCCGCTGCTGAAGATCGGCGTGAAGTCGGGATAGGCGGCCAGGTAGGCCTGGTTTGAGGCCGGGCCCTCCTCGCACATGATCGACGGGTGCGCGGTGCCGTTGGGCCGCTGCAGCTGGATGTAGTACTGGCCGGCGCTGGACCAGTCCACCGGCTCGCTGAGCGTGATGGTGGCGCTGTCTTCGTCCCAGTCGACCACGTCGCCGCCCTGGCCCCAGTTGGGCAGATCGTGGCCCACCAGCACCAGCGCACCATAGGCCGGCAGGCGGCCGTCGCTCGCCGAGGTCCATTTCGGCTGGCAGCGCCGGTAGTAGGTGTCGGCGATCATGTAGATGCCCTCACGCTGCGCCTGTGTGGCGCCGCAGACACCGTCGATGCGCTCGGTGACGGGATTCTTCACGTCGCCGGCGGTCAGACCGGGCGCCGGGCAGAGGATGTGCCGCCAGTCCCAGACCTTGTTGTCGTAGTACTCCACGATCACGCCGTCGGGGGTCTGGTCGTTGACCAGCGTGAAGCCCATGCCGAAGCTGTTGCTTCCGTTGCCGGCCGCCATGTTGCGGGGGATGTACATGGCCACCGGGAGCGTCTGCTGCTGGTCGCGGATCACCGTCCAGACGCCGCCGCGGGGCATGCACACCGCGCGGCCCGCGCGGGCCATGAGGTTGACGGCCTGCTGGAAGGTGGTGGCCGAATCGAAGACGTAGTCGAAGCGGTCTTGCCGGCTCGCCCAGACCTGGTCCAGGTCATAGAGCGTTTGCAGATCGATGCGGCTGTCCGGCAGGCCGCCGCCGTAGGCGGTGTTGGACAGCGCGTCGGCGATCGCCCAGGCGATGGAGCGCGTTTCCACTGGCGCCAGGCTCCAGCCGGTGTCGGGATTCCAGGTGCGCAGCAGCCGCTGCGCGAAGACCGCAAAGCGGCGCTGCGAGAGGCCGCCCAGCTGCTGGCTCGCCTTGGCCTTGAGCTCGATGTAGGTGGCCGTGGCGCACAGCGGCGCCGGCTCGTCCAGGAAGGCGCGCATGCCCGCCCAGAGCATGGCGTTGATGGCGCCCAGCGACTGGTCCTTCACGTCGACGCGCACCGCGAAGACCTCGATGCGCTTGGCCGTGTCGAAGGTGTAGCTGAAGGTGCGGCGCACGTCGCTGGTGGTGGCGCCGCTGATGGTCTCGTCGATGACCAGCGTGTTGCCGGTGAGCGCGGCGCCGTAGTCATCGATCTCCCGGTAGTACACGCGGATGTGCGTGGTGACGGTGTCGATGCCGCCGGTGTCGTTCTGCTTGCCCAAGCCGTTGAAGACCACGTCCACTTGCAGCGTCTTCACGCGCAGGCCCGGGCCGCACGCCGCGAACGGGCCGCTGGTGACGCCGGTGAGCAGCTCCTGGCCCACCACCTCGGCCGAAGCCACCACGTTGGCCGCCACGATGCTCGGCGCGGTGCCCGGCGGCAGGATGTTGTAGGTGACGCCGTCGAAGTGGCTGATGGAGGTGTCGGCGATCTCGATGCGGGGGATGTCGTAGGTGCCCTGCCCCACCTCGAGGATCGCGTAGTAGTACTGGTCGCTCGTGCTGTTGTCGTACTGGATGTATGGCTGGCCCGCGAAGCGCGGGAAGCTGCGCATGAACCCGTAGCCAACCGCAATCGGGTCGCCCTGGCTGGCCAGCGCGTTGCCGTCGAGCGCAAAGCTGTATGTGGTGCCACCGGCCGTCTGACCGCCGGTGTTGTGCTTCTGCCCAGGCACCAGGCTGTTGGCCAGCGCTTGTACAGCCTCGTACTCCGCGACCTTCAGCGCGAACTGGCCCAGCGTGCCTCCCGAGAAGTACGCCACGGCCAGCGCGATGACGAACACCACGGCCTGCGACGCGCCGCGACCGCCCAGCATCTCGTCGACCAGCACCACCACGTCGCCGCCGCGCACTTCGCGATCGCCCATGCTCGGCAGCACGTACTCGCCGTTGACGCTGACCGTCATGCGGTGGCCGGGCCGCCGGCGCAGCTCGGGCTCGATGATCGCGCGCAGCGGCACACCGGCATGCACCTGGCGCGCACAGCGGCTGTCCACCGGCTGGAAAGGTTCGTCGACCACCACCAGGGTGGCCACGGGAGCGATGGCGCAAGGCGTCACGAGGTCTTTCTCCAGATCTTGATGTGGCCGAAGCCCAGCATCGCCAGCTCGCCGAGGCGCGGCGTGAAGATCACTGCGCCCTCTTCCCGGCCGCTGCGCTCGTCGCGGGCGCCCACGCTGTGCAGCACGCCCAGCTGCAGATCCGCGCGCACCATCACGCCCACGTGCAGGCCGTCGCGGCCGTTCATGGTCACGATGTCGAGCTCGCGCGCGGCCGCGTTCGGGCCCTGACCCACGCACTGCCAGCCATGCGCCGCGGCGGCGTCCAGCACCTGCGCCGCGCCCAGGCCTCGCTCGAGCGCCGGTACCTCGAGGCCGCGCCGGGTGAGCCATACGTGGCGCACCAGGCCGCGGCAGTCGAAGGCCTCGGGGCCGTCTGCGCCTTCGCGCCAGGGCTTGCCGATGAGGGCAAAGGCCCAGTGTTGCGTGCTCATCGCGCGGTGAGCCCTGGGAAACGCACCACGTCGTGCACGTCGGCGGGGAAGCGGCTGTTGTGAATGTCGCCGAGGCCGCAGGTGGCCTCCACGCTGTCGACCAGCACGTTGACCTGCTGCAGCGTGAGAATGGTGACCGGCAGGACGTGCGGGCCGCTCGTATCGCTGCTCAGGTAGGTGCGGTGCGTGACCGTGACCTTGTTGAGCGTGCCCTGCAGCTGCGCGAGCAGGCTGTAGATCTGCCGGCTCACGTTGTCGATCTTGAGCTGAATGGTCGGGATGCCGCCTTCCTTCTCGGCCGCCAGGTCCATCTCGAAGGCCACCGGCTGGAACGTCACCGGCTGGCCAGCATGCATCGGGGCGTTGTCTTCCAGCGTGGCCGTGAGCGCCTGGTAGTCGCGCACCACGTACACCTCGGTGGGGTTGCCGTTCGCATCCAGGAACGGCGTGGGCGACATGGCGAAGGCCAGCGTCTCCAGCACGGTGACGTTGGTATCGGCATGCACCCAGGCCTGCTTCAGAGCCTGGGAGTAGGAGATGCCGCTTTGCGGCGGGTCATAGGTGGGCATGGTGCTCAGGTGACGCCGAGGCCGCGCTCCTCGAGCTGGAACGTGACGCGGTACAGGCCGCCCAGGGCCCCGTGGCCGAGGTACTCGAGCTGCGGCTCGTCGACGAAGCGGAAGGTGCGATACAGCGGGCCGCTGCGGCCGGGCATGCTGGCGTTGAACCAGCCGCTCCAGCGCTCGCAGGTGGTCACGCCGAAGGTGTTGAAGGTTTCGAGCTCGGCGCGGCTGAGCACCGTCCAGGCCGAGAGCGTGGCGTGGTAGTCGCGCGATCGCGCGCGGCGCACTTCGGGGCCCGACTGGAACGGTGTGCGCGCTGCGCGCTCGGCCGGGTCGATCTCGTCGACTTGCAGGCGCGGCAGCGTGCTCGGGTACACCGGCAGCACCGTGGTGACGGTGCCGGCGCTGAAGCTTTGCACACCCCAGGGGCCCCAGCCCAGGCCCGGGCTCCAGAGCCGTGCGCTGGCCTGCGTGGCCGTGGTCCAGCTGAAGCGCAGGTCCTCCTGGAGGTCGATCACGTCATCGACCTCGACCTGGTCACCGGTGGCCGCGTCTGTCACTGCCTGCAGCCGCTGGTCGGCGATCGCATAAGGCTCGACCACGTTGACGCAGATGCGGCCAGTGGGCGGCAGCATGGCGGTGAGCGGACGGCGGTTGCTCTTGACGCCGGCAGCCGTGATCACCTGCACCTTGAGCGGCACGAGGTACTGGTTCTTGCCAAGGCGGCACACGCACTCGATGTCCGTGTCGCTCCAGCTCGTGATGCTGGCCGTCACGTCGCCGATCAGCAGCGCCTGGCCTGCCGGGGCGCCGAAGTACACCCCGTGCACGGTGAGGTTGCCGCCGTTCTGCGGCGTCGGCGTGCTGAAGCCCTGCACCGTGGGCGTGACCGGCACGCCAATGAGCGCGATCGCGCCCATGTAATAGCGACGCGTGAACGAGTTGGTCAGAGATTGCCAACCTGCGGTGAAGCCGTCCTCGTTCAGCGCGTTGGGGAACTGCTCCAGCCCTGCCATCTGGATGCCGCCGCCGCCGAAGGTGCCAGATTCCACCTGCGACCAGCCGGCCACCGGTGTGCCGAAGGTGACGGGCGCGAAGCTGATGTAGTCGCACACCAGCAGGTCATTGGGCACGCTGTTCTCGGTCATCACCAGCTCGGGCGCCGCATCCGTCGCGGTGCGGAAGACCGGGGCGCCGTCGTAAAGGCCGGTATCGAGCCCGCTCACCTCGCGCGCGATGATGCCCACGTAGCAGGTGGCGCCCTGCTTCTGGAAGGTGAGCACCAGGTCGCCGCCGGTGGCCACCGTGCAGACGAAGAAGGCGATACCCACCGGGTCGGTGTAGCCGCCATTGATCAGGGTGTAGGTGTTGCCCTTGTTGTCGGTGAACGGCACCGAGTAGTAGGCCGCGCTCGATGTGCAGACGGTGATCAGCAGCACATGGCCGGCCGTCACGCCGGTGAGCGTGGTGGACCAGTCGACGGCGTCGAACGGCGAGCCGTCGATCCAGCGGTTGATGACGGGCGGATTGCTCACGCGCCCTCCACGAACTGGATGGCGCCGATGTCGTTGCGCGTGGCGCCCGGCGTGCTGGTGTCCTGCACCGGGAAGTCGATGCCGTAGTAGTCGTCAGGCTCTGCCAGGCGCTCGGCGAGCGTGCAGGCGTTGATGCCGGCGCCCCCCGTGAGGCAGTTGAACAGGCGCTTGGCCATGCTGGCGAAGACCGGGTCGCCCACGATGGAGCTGCTGTCGATCGCCGGCGCGGTGGTGCGCACGCCGTCGGGGTCGTAGTACAGGTTCTGTTCGCTGGTGAAGGCGGCCGCGGTGCTCGCCGCGCCCACGTCCATCCAGATCGTGCCGGCCGCCGCGGCGCCGCTGAACAGCGCCACGATGTTGTGCTGGAAGACGAGCTCGCCGAGGTCAAGGTGCGAGCCCTCCTGTGTCACCGCGGCCTGATAGCCGCTGGTGCTGGTGCCCATGACGATGGTGTTGTGCACCAGGCGGTGCACGGTGTCCGCGGTGCTGTCCTGCCCCCAGCGCAAGGCGTTGCGGCCGTTGGGCTGCACCAGCACGTTGCACCAGGCGTCGATGCTCTGAATGCCGTTTGCCAGGTTCAGGCAGTACTTGTTGACCTGCTCGATCCAGTTGTGGTGGCAGAGCATGCCGGTCATCCAGCCGCCGCCCGAGTCGTAGTACTGCAGGCCAGAGCCGCCCGGGATGTCGTGAATCCAGTTGTAGGCGATCTCCACCGAGTCGCTGGGCGCCACGTGGCCCTGGTCCATGTAGATGCCGTGGTTTTCCTTGTTGGTGACATCCAGGTTCACCGCGTTGGCGTCGCAGTCGATGTCGTGGATGTGGCACGCGAGGATCTTGCCGCGCCGGCTGGAGCCGGCGATGCCGCCGGCGCGCGCGTTGTCCGGCGTGGGCAGTGTGGAAAGCCACGGGCCGCACTCGCAGCCGATCACCCACCAGTCGTCGGCGTTCGTCTGCAGGTTGATCGGCGCAGCGTCGGCGTTGGCGTTGGGGTCGCAGTCGATGCGCAGCTCGCACACCTCGAACCATTTGCCGTAGCCCTCACCGCTGCGGGTCTCGCTTGGCCCGGTGATGCCGCCGCCGCCGCCGGAGGGCACGGTAATGTGCGCGTCGGCCGGCGCGTGCGCGAGCACGGGGCCCGGATAGCTGGTGATGTGGTACGGCCCCGTGCCCGCGGCGCCGGTGGGCGCGCTGCCGGTCTGCGTGAGCGGCCGCAGGAACTTGCCATCGAAACCGACCTGGTCGGACCAGTCGCCACCCATCATCACGAGGTCATCGCCCGGCTGGATGCCTGTGGTCGGGGTCCAGATGCCGACGAAATCAGTGGTGTAGTGCTGGACATAACGGAACGGGTGCGCAATGTCGTTCTTCACGCCGCTGGCATCGTCGCCCGTGGGCGACGCGAACCAGGTGTCGCGGAAGTGCACCACGAGGCACGCAGTCTTGACCGGTGAGTCGACGCCATTGACCCTGACCTTCAAGTCCAGCGGGTGCCCAGCCACCATGCCGCCACCGAGTGCGCCGACTTGCACGGTGACGCGCACCAGCTGGTTGACGTTGTAGGTACGGCTGCGACTCAACTCGCGGTAGTTGGCGACCTCATGCCAGGCGTTATCGCCAAGCGGATCACGCAGGAACAGGCGGCAGCCGGCGTCGGTGCCCAGATCGGCGCGCCGGCCGAAGTTGTACCCGTAGATGCGCAGGTAGCTGCCCGCATTGAATTCGCCGCCCGTGGGGCTCACCGCCCGGCGCCCCACGATGACCACGCGCGGCTGGGTCTGCCAGCCGCTGGGGAGGATGCCCGCCGGGTCCCAGGTGCGCTTCTGGCCGTCCCAGCCTTCGAGCACCTCGTTCCAGTACTTGCTGACGATCGCCTTCGCCATGTCACGCTGCCGGGTTGGTGGCGCTGGGGCCGCCGATCAGACGGAGCGCCATGGTCACGAGGTAGCGGCCGCCGGGCTGCGGCTGCGCGCGGTAGGGCGCGGCGAAGGCCGCTTCCCACCACTCGATGCCGGACGAATACGACGGGCCCGGCGCCGCGATGTAGAAGCTCAGCGCGCCGGCCTGCAGGTCGAGCTCGAAGAAGTCATAGAACGCGTCGAACTGCGCCTGGGTGAGCAGCGTCTGCGCCTGCAGGAAGCGCGGCGTGGTGGTGAACTCGGATTCGACGCGGGGCGCGCCGGTTTCCATGGGCGTGCGCAGCATTTGTGTCAGGCCGGAGCGCTGGCAGGCCTGCGCCTGGAGCGCGGGCAGCGTGGCGGGGTAGCTGAGCGTGGTGGCCATCAGAAGCTGCGCGGCCGGTTGGGCGAGCCGGCCACAGGATCCAGGCCATGGCGCTGCGCGAGCGCGCGGCCGAGGATGCTGCTGCCCGACTGCACGCGGGCCGCCAGGCCGGTTTCGACGGCGTCGAGCATCACGTCGATGCTGCCGTCCTGCCGGCGCTGCGTGCGCGCGTTGGCCTGCACGCCGGTGTTGTTGTGGACGTTGACCACCACGGGCGCGTCGACGCCGCCAGGTGCGCGCCCCCCAGCTGCCGGGTTGTAGGCCTTGGGCACCACAGCCTCGCCTTCGTGTAGAGTGGCGCGCATGCCGTCATAGGGCACGTAGTTGGTGCCGACGGCAAGGGAGTAGCCCGTCGCACTCAGGCCCGAGCCCACCGCAGAAGATGCGCCGGCGTCACCGCCACCGCCGCCAATCGCGCCGGCAAACGCGCTGAAGATGTTGCCCGCGAAGTTGCTGACGCTCTGCGCCAGGAACTTGTCATAGACCATCTTGGCGAACTCGGATTCGATGGCCTGCACCAGCGTGTGCGCACTGAGCTTGCCAGTGGTGATCCACTGAGTGAAGGCATCCCGGCCGCTGTCGATGAATTGCTGGTGGAAGCTGTCGCTCTCCTGCTTCATGTAGCGCATGGTGTCGGCGAAGAGGTCCAGCTCCTGCTGGTACTGTGGCTTCAGCTGCTCGGTGAGCTGCTTCTCGCGGGCGATGCGCCACTGCGCCAGGCTTTCCTCGACCTGCTTGCGCTCGTCGGCGTTGAGCGACGACAGGTCCAGCCGCTTGCGCAGCTGCTCCTCGTCGAAGGCGATCTGGGCCTCGCCGCGCGCGCGATCGTCCTGGATCAGGTCGATGTTGAGCTGGCGGTTCGTGTTGAGCAGGTCGTGGGCGTTGGCCAGGGCCGCATCGCGGCGCTCCTGCGACGCCTTCAGGATCGCGTCGCTCTGTGCTTCCTCGCTGACGCGGAAGGCCTCCAGCGGGCTGTTCTGCACGTCGCGCGGCTTGGCGTCGAGCTCGCCGGCGCGGATGCGGTCTTCGAGCTTGGCGCGCTCCTCGAGCACGGCGTTGCGCTGCGTGCCGAGCTGGATGAGCTTGGCCTGCTGCGCGATCGAATCCTGCCGGTTCTCCGGCACGCGGCGCTGCTCGATCGCGATCTCCTGGTCGATCGCCGACTGCTTGTCAGCCAAGCGCGCGCGCTCGATCTCGATGCTGCGCTGCCGGAAGGCGGAGGCGCTCTCCTCCATCTGCTGGTAGCGGCGTTCGTTGGCGCGCTGCTCGTCGTCGAGACGCGCCTGGAACAGCGCGTGCAGCTGCTCGTTCTTCGCGCGCTCGAGAGAGATCTGCGTCTCCGCGAAGGACTTGGAGCTTTCCTGGATCTTCTCCTGCACCTGTTGCTGCGCGATGGCCTGCTCGTTCTGGCGGTCCAGGTCCTTGAAGCGTTCACGCTGCAGGTCCTGCAGCGCCTCGCTGGTCTGCTGAGTCTGCTGGTCGATGTATTGCTGGCCGCCTTTGAACACGTACCCGGCAAAGTCACCAGGCCCGAGGATGGCTTTGCCCTGCGGCGCGCCCTGCAGCACCTGCAGGTGCTTCTGCAGATCGTCGATCTTCTGGTCGATCGTCTGCGGCCGGCCGATGTCGAAGGCGGCGTCCCAGAAGTCCTTCCAGCCCTGCTTGAGCTTGCCCAGGGTGTTGCCCAGCGTGCCCAGCTGCACATTGCGCGCGGCGAGCGAATCGGTGAGCGCCTTGGCGTTGACGGTGATGGCCTCTTCGGTGCGGCCCTGCGCCTCCAGCTGCCGGATGTACTGGTACTGCGCCACCGTGAGGTAGTTGTACTGGCGGTTGTGCTCGGCCGCCCACTTGGCCACGCCCTGGGACATGGAGCCGAAGTCCTTCACGATCGCGTCGGCACTCTCGCCGCTGAGGCGCTGCAGCTGGATCACCGCGGCGCTCACCTGCTCGATCGACTGCGGACCAAACTGGCCGCTGCTGGTGACCGCGGTGACGGCCTCGCGCGCGAAGGCACGGCCGCGGCCGGTGGCATCACCGAGCGCAACGCTCAGGCGCTCGACCTGGTCGGCGCTGGAGCCGGCGAAATTGCCTGTGAGCGCCAGGCTGCGGTTGAGTTCGTCGGTCTGCTCGGCGCCCTTGTAGAACGCGTAGCCCACGCTGCCGATGGCGGCCGCCAGCGCGGCCAGGCCGACCGTGAGCGGGTTGACGAAGGTGCCGAGCTTGCTGAAGACGTTCTGCACGCCCCCGAAGCCGCTGACCAGCTTGCCGCCCTGCTGGATCAGCACGGTGAACGGGCTGCCGCCGGCGCTCAACTGGTCGACCGAGGCGCGCACGGCGTGCGTGAGCGACTGGATTTCCTGCGAGGTGAACTTGGCCGTGTTGGCCACCGCCGGCAGCTGCTTCTGGCCCACGCTGACGGCCTGGGCGCCCAGGTCCTGCAGCGACTTGCCGGCGGCCTGCGTGGTGGCCTGCAGCAGCGTGTCGTCGGCGACCAGGCGGAAGACGAAATCCTGTTGTGCGGCGCCCATGGTGGTTCCTCAGTCAGCGTTGAGGCGCTCGCGCGCCGCGGTTTCCATCACACGCAGTTGCGGCAGCAGCTCGGTGAGCGGTTGACGATGCGGCAGCTCGCGCAGGCTGGCCAGCACGATCGGCAGCGCGGAGTACTCCAAGCCCTGGAAGAACAGGCGTCCGTTGGGCAGTGCATGCGCGCGCCACTGCGACGACATGGCGCAGAACGCCGTCACCGCGTGCCAGTGCTCCGGCCAGACGGGCACCTCGGCCTGCTTGCGCTCGCGCTGCAGCTCCTCGCGCGCCTGCTCGATGAGCTCGTCCGGCAGGCCCATGGCCTGCAGCGCCTTGATGGGCTCTTCGTCCAAGGGAGGGCCACCGCTCGCCCATGCTTCGGCGGCCTCGATCAGTTTTTTTTGGGCGCGTCGGCGAGGCTGTCGATCAGCGCCCGCACGATCGCCGTGGCCACGTTGGGCATGCGCAGCACGCGCTCCAGCGCCGCGGTGCTGAAGACCACCTCGCGGCCGTCAGCGTCCTGCACGCCGCGCCAGCCGACCACGAGCTCGCGACAGACGTTCACATCGTTGATCTGGCCCTTCTGGCCGCGTTCGAAGAGCTTGTTGATCTCCTCGCCATCCTTGCGGCGCAGCTGCACGTCGAAGGTGTGCGACTGGTGCTGGCCGCCGTCGGGCGCGGGCAGCGTGAAGGTCACGGGCCACCAGTAGCTGGGGGATTGGTCGAGCATGAACATGCTGGGCGGCCCCTCAGAACGCGACGATGCGCAGCTCGTCGTTGCCGGCGACCGGCAACGCGCGCAGGTCGAAGGCGCTCATCGCCCGGCCGCTCACGTCTTGCTTGCTGGGGTTGATGAACTGCACGCTGGGCGCGAAGACGAGCACCTTGAGACCGGCAGTGACGCCGTGCACGAGGCCCACGCTCTGCAACGTGGCGCCGCGCACGTCGCCCATGAAGGTGACTTCATCGGCCGCGCTCAGGTCCAGCGTGAGCTTGCCGGTGGTCTCGCGGTCGGTGATGTCCACGCTCTCGTTGCCCAGCAGCGGAATGAAGCTCACGGTGTTGCCGATGTCGAGCTCCAGGCCCTGGGAGGTGTAGGCCGTGCCGCCGGTGAGCTCAGGCGCGCCGATGGCGCTGTGCGTGGCGCCGATGGTGACGCTGCCGCTGTTGGCGCTGGTGACCACGCGCGGGGTCTTCCAGCTGGTGAGGTCCACGGTGGGGTTGGCGCTGGCCGTTTCGCCGCCGTCGATGCCGGTGAATTTGAAGCTCAGCAGCGGGCGGCCGCCAACGTCGAGCTTGCAGGTGAAGGTGCCACGCGCGCCGAGCAGGCTGTAGAGCAGCCCGTCGAGGTAGTAGTAGATGGTGGCCGACTCGGGCGAATCGGTGAGCGGCAGGTAGTCCACCCGCGTGGCGGCAGTGACCGTTTCGGCCATGCCGGCGGCGCGCAGCAGCGGGCCCCAGGCCGGCGCGGTGCCGGCGGTGCCGGAGCCCACCAGTTCCACGTCGAAGCTCACTTCCTTGAACGCGGTGCCGACGAGCTCCTCGCTGCCGCCGAAGTACGGCCGCACGAGGTCGCGCTTGACGTTGTTGGCGTTGAGCGGGTTGACGGTGCAGTTGCTGACCAGCAGGGCATTGCTGCTGCCGGTGGGCACGGCGTCAGTGCCATAGACGGCCTCGATCTTGGAGAGGATCGCGGTCTTGCGGATGTAGCGGGACATGGCGGGCGGCTCCGGGCGTGTTGGGTGTCAGGCGGCGTCGAGCGTGGCGCTCTGGGTGCGGTGGCGCGTGCGGTACTGGCCGATGCAGCAGCCCAGGCGGCTGGCTCGGCGCTCCTGGTCGTGGGTGATGCCGATGCACACCAGGTCCTGCAGGCGGCCGCCGAGCGAGGGCTCGGCCATCAGGCGCGCGTAGGCGGCGGCGTGCAGCTGGCGGCTCGCGCGGCCGTTGGACGTGGTGTTGTCGGCGCGGGCGTAGCACTCGATCGAGATCTCGGTGTCCCAGTCGATCGGCTGGCCCAGGTAGACGAGCGGATCGGCCGGCACGCTGCGCACGTATGTGATCACGATGGCGTCGCTGGCGTCTTCGCCGATGGCGGTGTCGTCGTCTTCGACGATCGTGTCCGACAGGGCCGCGGCGGCCTGCAGCGTGGCGATCATCGCGTTGATGATGTCGTCGACGGCGTTGGTGGCGCTCACGGCTGCTCCAGCTCGTAGAGCATCTGGCCGAGCTCGTGCTGCTCGGTGGCCTTGGCGACGAGCCAGGTCGTGTTTTCGCCGCGGAAGGTCACCGACACCTGCGAGCCCTTGATGAGGGCCGCGGTGAGGTCGGCGCTGAGGCAGCGGAAGGTGACGTCGCGCGAGCTCATGCCGGCGGTGCCGACCGAGCCCTGCGCGGCGTCCTGGCGAAAGATGCCGGCGACCTGCTGGCCGCCGGGGAGGGCCATGAGCGCGTTCGCCTGCCGCCGCACGGTGCTCTGACCGAGACGGCTTTGGGCGGCGGCGAATGGCGTGGACATGGCCAGGTCAGCGATCAGCGGATGGCGCCGTCGAGGTACACGCGCGCGGTGGTGTCCGTGCCGCCCTTGGCGGCCGTGAGCACGCCCACCAGACGGTTGCTGGTGCTCGTGGTCGTCAGCCGCTTGTTGGTGTCGTCCCAGTACATCTTGGTGCCGACCGTGCCGGTGTCGGTGCTCAGCGCCGTGATGTCGAAGACGCCTTCGAGCTTGATGTCGACGTTGTTGCCGCTCGTGGCCGAGCTCTGGCAGACGCCGAACAGGGAACCGACCAGGCAGCCGTCGCCCGAGCTGCGGTCGTAGGGGGCGGCGACGGTGATCACCTCGCCGGATTCAACAAAGCCTTTCATTGCGTGCCTTTCAGAGGTGTTGCGGGTAGGCCCGACGTGGCGCGCTATGCAAACGCGCCACGCTCAAGGCGATCAGGCGCCGGCCGCCAGGTAGAGGCCGCGGTAGTCGATGACCTTGGCGGCGAAGTCTTCGCGGCACTTGAACTGGATGCCATCGACTTCGAAGCCGACCTGCGTGTCGACCATGGGACCTTCGGCGCCATCCAGCCAGCAGTACTCGACGGTGTCGACCTGGCCGTTGCTGGCGGCCAGGTACCAGGCCGTTGCGCTGGCGGCGTCCAGCACCGGCTCGACCACGGGGTCCAGCGCCGTGCGGCCACCGGAGCGGAACTCGCTCACGTCGCTCTGCTTGGTCGGGGTGTAGTTCGCGCTGGTCAGCTGGTAGGCCGTCTGCTCCAGGGCAGCCGGCACGATCAGCGTGGTGGGCACCAGGTTGAGCTCTTCCTTCTGCAGGCCCTTCTGCTTGCGCATCGCGGTGCGCGCGGTGGCCAGCGCAGACGCCTGGAGCGCCGAGCCGGCGCCGGTGCCGTAGTTGCCGTGGTTGGTGTTGTCGAACAGCGCGTGCCCGTCGGCCATGTTGGCGTTGGCAGTGAGCTGCGCGTACACCGTGCGGTTTTCCAGACGCGCCGCGCTGCCACCGAAGCCAGCCAGGATGCGATCGAAGCCGCGCAGGTCATCGTTGATGATGGCCTGGCGCGACAGCGCCACGATGCGGCCGTAGGTCAGCAGCGAATAGGTCTCGGCGCCATCGCTCAGCGCGCCGTACTTGAACTCGCCCGCTTCGTTGGTCTGCAGCAGGTCGGGCATGGCCGACAGCTGGATGACGCTCATGCTCTTGAAGTCCGGGGCGTTCGGTGCGCGGCGAGCCCAGCGGGTGTAGGTGCCCGGGTTCTCCTCGTACACGTTGCGCAGGCGCTTGTTGGCCACGTTGGCCAGCAGACTGGCGAAGTCGGCCGTGACCATGTAGCCGGCGCCGTCACGCTCCTGCATGATGGCCGAGCGGAACTGGCGATCGTCGCGGAAGTGCAGCATGCGCGCGGCCAGCGTCATGCGATCCATGCCGCGGGTGCTGACACCGCGCGATTCCAGGAACTCGCGGCCCAACTCGAGGAGCGACATGCCGCGAAACTGGCGGCCGTTGTCGGTGATCTTCGTGCGCGCATCGATGCGATGCAGGATGGCCTCCTCCAGGCCGCGCATCTGCGTTTCGACCGCGTCTTGGGTGGTGTGGATGCCGCGCACGTTGGGGTGGCGCGGCGTGGCGTCTTCCTGGGCGCGCTGCTCCAGGATGAAGTCCTTCACCTGCTGAACGGTCTTGTTCTCGCGGATGAAGGTCTCGGCCTTGTCGGTGATGTTGAAGCGCTTGCACAGCGCGGTGATCTCCGCACTGCGTTCACGCTCGGCGGCAGCGGCGGCTTCGCGGGCTTGGGCTTCGGCTGCAGCGCGGGCGGCCTCGTCCGAAGGTTGCGGATTGGCGGGCGTCGGGTTGGTGCCGCCCTGCGGGTTCGACATGGTTTGCTCCTGGGTGGATTGGGCGGCTGCCCGGATGAACTCGCACGGCCGTACGGCCTGCGAGCGTTGCTGGTGGGCGCGGGTGCCGGCGTCGACATCCGCGGGGATGGTCACGAAAGACAGCTCCATCGGCGTCCAGTCGACGGCGGTGTACAGCGGCACGGTGCCGCCGTCGTCGCGCGCGTTGGCCGGCGTGACCTGGTACTTGTTGACGGCGTAGCCGACCGAGATGTTGCGGATGATCCCGGCCTTGATGTCCTGCACCACGCCGGCGAGATCGGGGCGCTGGCTCAGGCGCAGCACCGCGGTGCCCTTGCCGTTCTGCACCTGCGCGCTGGCCACGATGCCGAGCTGTGCGCCGATGCCGCCATAGCTGCGGTGGCTGTCGAGCACCGGCACGGCGCCGGCGTCGAAGCGGCTCATGTCGACGGCGCCGGCATCGAGCGAGAGCGCCTCGTCGTAGTCGGTGTCGTTCCAGTAGTCGTAGCGGCGGACCTGCGCGCCGGTGGTCCACACGCATTCGACGGTGTTGTCCGCGTCGTTGAAGGTGGCCGGCATGATCTGCGCTTCGCGCAGCTGCATGGGCATGTCGCGCTTCTCAGCGGCAGGGGCGGCAGTGGCTTGGCTCGTCATGCACGCCACGGTAGGCGGCGGGTTGTCTCATTTCCCGGAAAAGTGAGACGATTTCGCGGGAGCGGTGCACACGTGTGCACCGCGGCGCTCAGTGCGCGGCCGCGCTCAGGGAGTCGTAGCGTGCGGCGCAGCTGCTGGCTGCGTCGGCTGACTCGTCAGCGAATCGGACAACTGTTGCAGCAGCCTCGCCCATCCGGCGCTGCACGTCGGCGAGCAGATCGCCGGACGAGCTGGCGGCCTGGCCGACACTGGCAGCGGCGGGATCGCCGGCGGGGCGACCACAACCGGCGGCGGCGACGGCTGCGAAACGCTGCTGCAGGCCGCGATCGCCAGCAGCGACAGCAACGGCATCATCCGCGCGGCGCTCCGCGCGCGTGAGGTCTTCATGGTCCTGGTCCTTTGCGGCGGCGATGCGCCTGGCGGTTTCGGCCTGCGCGTCTTGCTGGGCCTTGATGGCGGCCTGCTGGAGGGTGAGCTTTTCGCTGTCCCAGCGGTGCTGCAGCTCGTCGAGCTTGGCTTGCATCACCACGCGCTCTGCCTCGACGCCGCCGCGGTGGCCGAGGTAGAAGATGCCGCCGAGCACCGCGGCCGCGGTGAGCAGCTCGAGCGCGAGGCGGTAGGGAGCGGGGATGAGATCGGTCAGCACGACTTGAACTCGCCGTTGGTGAGGAAGCCGTGCCAGCAACCGACGTGGTGAATGGACGGCGTGAGGGTTGGCACCTCCTCGTTGCCGTCCCACTCCCAGGACTGCTCGCTGCCGTCGACCACCGGCCGGATGGCGATGAACGTCAACCCCTTGCAGCCGGGGCACACGAAGACCATGCGCTTCTGGCCCTGCGTATTGACGGTGAACTCGTATGCGCCAGGGTGCTCGTATTCAGCGAAGCTCTCGTCGTGCTCCCAGCGGTCCCAGAGGCCCGGAAAGTGGGTGGCCTTCACGCTGTTGGTGTGCATGACAGTACCTTCAAGGCGCGCTCGTAGCGCTGATGGCGGTCGGCATACCCTTGCGCGTCGCCCACGCGCTCGGTGTGCCGCCCGATGTTGATCAGGTCGCTGACCTGGTCGAAGTCGCCGGCGTCGGCCGGCGCGTTGCAGCCGGCGTGCTGCCAGAACCACGCGCTCACACGCGCGCCCGTGTCGATCTGGCCCACGATCTCGGGCAGCTCGAGCAGCTGCAGGCCAAGCGCGTCGCCGGCGGCGCGGTAGTTGTCGGCGCCGGTGAGCTGGATGGGGCCACGGCCGTGGTAGCGCCAGCCGTCGCCGCTGCTGTAGTCGCCGTTGCCCATGCGGTTGGCGTAGACCAGGTTGGCCAGCCGGGGCGGCGAATGCTCGTAGTACACGGCGGCCTGCAGCGTGGGGAAGCGGTGCGGCCAGACCTCGGTGAGGCGCTGGGCGCTGTAGTTGAGGTTCTCCTCGAGCACGGACAGCGAGATGGACTCGTGCCCGAGCTGCGCGAGGAAGGCGGCCATGCGCAGCGGCGTGGTGATGTTGCACTCGGCCATGGCCACGCTCAGCGGCACATGCCAGGCCTCGGCGGTCATCGTGGTGCACTGCACCGCGGCGGCGAGCTGCTGCAGCGTGATCATTGCGGCTGCTCCGGCTGCACGCTGGCCTGCTGCACCAGCCGGCCGGCCAGGCCGAGGGCCACCAGCGCGATCGCGCCGTAGTGCACGAGCTCGGGCGGCACCGCGGCCTTGAGATCGGCCGGCAGGGCCTGCCAGGCGCCGAGCAGCGCCACGGCAGCGGCGTTGCACTGCACGCTGATCATGCGGTGCGCGCGGTTCCAGTTGGGGATGAGCTTGACCATGGTGTGGCCCTCCTTTCAGGGTGCGTCTTTGAGGATGAGGCGCACCGGCGCGCTGAAGGCGCGGCCATCGGAGCGCGTAGCCCGTGCGATCACGAGGTACTCGGTGTTGCCGTAGCTGCCACCGGCAGTTGTCGGCACGTAGCCGCCGGCGATGTCGACCTGGATGACGGTGCCGGCGGGGGCGACGTGGTCGCTGTAGGTGATGTCAGCGGTGCTGATGACCGGGTTGGCGAAGGTCAGCGGCGGGTCGGTGACCGGCGTGCAGGTGATCTCGCCCACACTGGTCAGCGTGACGCCAGGGGGCAGCGCCGCACTGCAGTCGATGTCGAACAGGTCATCGTCGAACGACGGTTTGTAGAGGATGGGGGCTTTCACGTGGGCGCCTTTCAGGGTTCGATGTGCCAGGCGCGCGGCCGGGACGCCAGCTGGGCCACGCGGCCGCGCGGCGCTAGCACGGCGGCGCGGTTGCGCTCGGCCAGGTGCCAGGTGTTCAGCACGCCGGAGACGAACTGGGCGAGGTGCCCGGTGGCCGTGGCGCTGGCCGCCGCGGCGCCGGCGAGCGCGATGCCGGTGGACAGGCTGCCGCTAGCCGACACCTGCGCGCCGGCGAAGCCGGTGAGCGAGATCTGCGCGGTAAGCGCTCCGGTGGCGATGGCCTGGGCGAGCGCGTCAGCTGACAGGTCAACGGGCACCGCGAGCGTGCCGGTGGCTGTGACCTGGTCGAGCGCGGCGCCAGAGAGCGGGATGCCGGTCTGCAGGCTGGCGGTGGCGATCGCCTGCGCGACCGATGCGCCGTCGAGCAGGATGATCGCGGTGAGGTCGCCGCTCGCGCCGGCTGAAGCGTTGGCATTGCCCACCAAGGTGATGCCGGTACCGAGCGCGCCGCTGGCCAGCGCCTGCGCCACCGCAGAGGCCGCCAGGCTGGCGCCGCTGCCGTTGAGCGAGCCGCTGGCCGCTGCGCTCGCGGCTGCGCTCGCGGCCAGCTGGATGGCCGTGGTGAGCGTGCCCGATGCGGCCGCCTGCGCGACGGCCTGCGCGTCCATGTTGATGCCGGTGGACAGCAGCGCGCTGGCCACGGCTTGGGCGAGCGCGGTGCCGCCGAGCTGGATGGAGGTGGTGAGCGTGGCCGCCGCCGCGGCGGTGGCCGAGGCGGCGCCGGCGAGCTGGATCTGCGCGGTGAGGCTGCCGGAGGCTGTGGCCGCGTCAGCCGCGGCCCCTGCGAGCGGGATCTGCGTGGTGAGCGCGCCGCTGGCGGCTGCAGTGTCAGCCGCGGCGCCGGCGAGCTTGATCTGGGCGGTGAGCGCGCCGGTCGCGGTGGCGATGGCCAGCGCTGCGCCCGCGAGCTTGATCTGCGTGGTGAGCGCGCCGGTGGCTGCTGCAGAGTCGGTCGCCGAGCCGGCGAGCGCTGCACCTGTGCTGCCGCCGCCTGCCGGCCGCAACGCGAAGATGGCGATGGAGCGACCCGCGTTGCCGCCGCTGGGGTTGGAGCCCGTGACCTGGACGGTCACCGCGCCGGCCGTGCTCTGCAGGCTGGTGAACGCGGCGCAGTTGTAGAAGCCGCTGTTGAGGTCCTGCTGCTTGGTCCACGCGCCCGTTGAGCCGCTGGACGTGCTGATGCTGAAGACGCTGTCCTGCGAGGTGGACGGGTCCATGTCCGCCAGCACCACGAGCATGCAGCCGTCGGTGGTGGGCGTGATGGTCGCGCTGACGCTCCACGGGCCCGCGCCGGTGGTGTCGGCCTTGTTGGTGGCCACGGCCACGTCGAGCGGCGTGGTGGTGTCGACGCCGGTAAAGGCGAGGCAGCCGCCCATTGCGCCGGTGTTGGGCGAGAGGCTGGTGCTGAGGGATGTCTCAGTGCCGCTCGCGCTCGTCTTGGTGGACGCGGCGAGCGTGGAGCCGTCGATCGCCGAGAGGAGGATGTTGCATCGCTCGACGAAGCCGGAGGGCCAGGTGTTGGTCTCGGCAGTGGTGTTGTCGTCTACGTAGTAGAGGAGCAGGAAGTCGCCCGCCGCCGCACTGACCGTGAGGTTGTACGGTTGTGCCGGCGTGGAGTTGGACCACGCGGTGCGGAGGGCGACTGCCATGCCATCTACTGCGGCGACACGACCTGCAGATCGGCCGCCGTGAAGCGCGCCGGCGAGTTGGCCTGACCCTTCATGTGCGTGGGCTTGGCGCTGCTGCCCCAGGAATAGCCCACGCGCACGGGCGGCAGTACTCCAGCCTTGTCCACCAGCGGCTTCTGCATGGTTTGCGGGCCGAAGACGGTGACGTAGGTGGTGCCACCATCGAACGAGGCCAGCAGCGACACGTCGACGCCCCCTGCAGGCCAGTTTTCGGCGCTGATGCTGATGTCGATCTCGTTGGTGGTGAGATTCGCGGGGACGGTCAGCGCCGGCGACGTGAAGGCGCCCTTGGGCAGCTGCACGTTGGTTTGCTCGTAGAGGATCACTTGTGCATGCCCGAGGGTTGAGAGCGCGGCCAGCAGCAGCGCGACGAAGAGGTGGCGCAGCTGCGTCATGCGGGGCTGCATCAGTTGTCGATCTGGAAGGTGAGCGCGCCGGCGGCGAAGCTGGGCGCGGCGTCGCCGTTGTTGATCGTCTTGCTGGTGGTCAGCGTGCTGTAGAAGAGCAGGTTGCCGCTGGTGCTGGCGTCGAACACGCAGAAGCCCACCACGGTGCCCCAGTTCGCCGTGGGCGCAGGGAAGGTGATGGTGTTGTTGTTCGACGTGGTGCCGCCGGTGCCGGTGGAGGCGGTTGTCGATCCCGTGCTCTGCGTGCCGGCCCAGTTGGCCAGGCTGCTGGTGACCGCCACGCGCGCATAGCTGCCGCCGCTGACCTCGGTGCCGCAGCTGGAATCGCTGGGCGTCGTGGTGGTGAGCGCCACATACGTGGTCGCCGGCATCGTGTAGGTCTGGCCGCGCAGGAACGCGTCGATCAGATGGTTCTCGGCGTAGTCGCTGAGCGCGCCGGCCATCGCGGGCACGGTTGCGACGAGGGCCGCCAGGCCGATCATCAGGGCCGCGGCGAGCGAGAGGAGCTTCTTCGAGGTGGAGTGCATGAGCTTCATGGTTGCAAGGTCCTTCGGTGGGAAAGGGTCAGTCTTCGGGTGCGGCTTCGTCGTGCGCGCGTTCGAGGAACTGGCGGCGCCGCTCGCGGCGCGCATCGCGGCGCCAGCGCCAGAGGAGGTACAGGGCCTGCAGGAAGATCAGGCCCATGCCGGCCAGCGCGGCCAGGTCGTTGAGCGAGTAGCCGAGCACCTTGGTGTAGACAACGACGCCGGCGGCAGGGACTGCCTCCACGGCGACGCGCACGGCCTCGTGATGTTTCTGGGCGTCGAGCGACAAAGACGGCTCCTAGGGTGTGGTGGCCGACGTGTCGCTGGCCGCTTGTTGGGATTGGGCGGGGTCGGGGTGCGTCTTCTGCATGCGCAGGAGCACCTCGAGGATTCCGGTCTTCTTGAACTGCTCGATGTCGCTGGCCAGCTCGGCGAAGACGCGCTCGGGGCGGTCACCGCGGGCGCGGATCTTGTCGCTGATGCTTGCGACGCCGAGGGCGACTTCGGCGGTGTCGGCCTTGAGATCGTCGACAGGGTTGACGTAGTCCCAGCGCGGCACAGCGAAGTCGACGCTGTAGTCGAGCGAGGGCGCCTTGCCGGCCATGAAGGCTGCCTCGGCGAAGGCCTGCCACACCGGCACCATGAAACGCGGAATGAAGGTGAGCCACTGGTCGGCCTCCACGCGGCGCTTGAAGCTCATCCAGCGCATGCGCGAGCTGCTGAAGTTCACCTGGCTCATGTCGCCGGTGAGGATCTCGTAGGGCACGCCGAGGCCGGAGGCGATCAGGTGCAACTGCAGCCGCACGTGGTCGACGTGGCCGGGCACGGCGGTGGGCTGCACGAACTGCATGTTGCTCATGCCCACGGGCAGCTGGAACACGCCGCCGCTGGGCAGGCTGCCGAGGTCGCCGGTCTGCTGCGCGTTGCCTACCGGGTCGGTGCTGCCGCCGGTGGTGAGGCCTGGGTTGGCCATGAGCGTGGCGTCGCCGCTGACGACGACACCCAGGCGCTGCTCGAGGTTCTTGCGCGCGAGCTCGGCGTCTTCGTAGAGCTGCAGGTCGCGCGTCCGGGTGATGACGGGCGCGAAGCGGCTGAAGCCGCGGCCCTGGCCTGGCCGCGCCGGGCGGTACAGATGGATGATCTTCTCGGCCGGCACGCGGTGGCTCATGACGCGCACGCCGTTGCGCAGGGTCACGTCGCCGGGGTGCTGATCGAAGAGCCAGTAGGCGACGACGTTGTTGAGCAGGTCGTACTCGATGCCCTCGATGACGATGTTGTTGTTGAGGCCGCCGTAGTTGCGGTTGGTATCGAGGTAGTCGATCTCGAGCAGCTGCAGCTGCAGCGGCACGGGCAGGCCGTCAGCCGGCAGGCGCGAGCGCAGGCGGATGAGGACCTCGCCGTCCTGCTCGCAGGCGCGCCAGGCAGCGGCCTGGATGCCGTAGAAGTCGAGCTTGCCGTCGGCGTCGCAGACCTTGATCCAGTCGGCATAGGCGGCGTTGAGGCGCACAGCGCCTTTGCCGGTGGCCCGCGGGATGATGCCGGTGCCGATGGTGTAGGCCACCATGCCGTCTTCCAGCGCGGCGGCCAGGTACGGCACGTTCTGCACCAGGAAGCGCGCCTTGTTGCGGATGATGCTGGCGTCACCAAGGTGGTCGGCGTTGGGGCTGGCGCCGGCGCGTCGCGGCTTCCATCGGTCGCGGGGCGCGGCGGCCTCGTAGGCGCGGGCCAGGGCTTTGCGCTGGTGCTGGCGCAGAAGGCCGGCGCGCGGCGAGAAAAGACCGATGACCTGGTCGATCGCGGAGCCGATGCGGTGCAGCGCCGTGGCCATCAGCACTCCCGCTGGCTGGTGAAGTCGAAGCGGAAGCTGCTGCGGCCGGTGGGCTGCTGCGCGGCGGACAGCACGGCGGCCACGTGGGAGCGCGCGGCCTTCAGCTCGGCGATGCTGCGGTAGCGGGTGCGCTGCCCGTCGACTTCGACCTCGAGCTCGCTGGCGGCGATCGCCGCATCGAGGTTGTCGAGATCGGATTGGGTGTAGGCCATGCCCGCACGCTACGGTGCGGGCTGTCTCATTTCCCGGAAAAGTGAGACGGTTTCGGAAAGGCGGTGTGCTCGATACCGTCGAGCAGGCGGCCGGCGGCGGCTTTGCCGGCGCGATGGATCGCAGCCCAGCCGTCGGCGGCCGAGGCGCCCTTCGGGAAGTCGTCGCCTGACTGCTCGGTCACCAAGCGGCCGGCGCGATCGATCCACGCGCGTGGCCTCATGTCGAAGCCGCTGCCCGGCGCCCATTCCCCGTGCTGCTTGAACAGGAACGGCACGCCGGCGGCCGCGCACTGGTCGCGCAGCGAGCGGGCCCAGTCCGGGTGCATCGGCCGCGCGTGCGGGCCGCTCTCGCCGCCGGCGATGACCCAGTGGACACGAGGGCCACCGAGTGACGACGACACCATGCTGGAGGCCTCGTTTGCGCTCATGGCCAGCACGCCCCGCGTGTCGATACCCCGCAGAGCGTCGATGTTCTGCGAACTGTTCGTGTAGCGGCCGATGCCCGTTAGGTCGATGGGCCCCAGCATTGGCTCGATCGACAGGAAGCGCACGCGCGCGGGCACCGCGAGCAGCTTCGGGATGTCGCGGTCGGCCTCCGTCTGGTTCACCACCGTCGCGCCGAGCCAGACGTTCGACCACGGGTGGCGCTGCCAGCCCACTCCGTCGATCGCCTGCGATGCTTCTTCAAGCATTGCGGCCGCGTTGCCGATGCGCTTCGTCAGCAGCAACCAGTCGAGATGCGGCGTGTTCAGGATCAGTCGCAGCAGGTCGCGGCGCCATTCGGGCTGCACCTCGTTGTCGAACACGTCGGCCAGCGAAGCGCAGAACACGCGGTAGCGCCGGCCTTCGGCCGCGGCCAGCGCGTTCCACTTCAGCGGCAGCTTCCAGTTAGCCTCACTAGTGCGGCGCCGGGGTGCGCCAGGTCCCCAGTTGCTCGCCGTGCCGCCGGCGAATCGCGCATTGCGGGCCTCAGCATAGCAGTGGTCGCAGCCGGGCGAAACCTTAGTGCAGCCTTCCCAGGGGTTGAAGGTGTGGTCGCACCATTCGATCGCAGAATTTTCGGCCATGCTATGTGGTCCCTTCTGGCTTTCCAGGTTGCTTCAGCACTCGGTACACCCACGCCCGGCTTTTCTCCAGCCGGCGCGCGATCTCGGTGGCGTTGCGGCCATTGAAGTGGCGCAGCACGTATTGCACTTGCCGCTGCCGCTCGGTCGGCGAGCGCTTGGGCACGTAGTTGTCGGTGCCACCGAACTCCTCGCGCGTGGCCTGCTTCAGCTCGGGCACGCGATCACGCGGGATCTCCGGGCACATCTCCAGCAGCAGCTCGAAGATGCGGTCGACCAGGTCGGGGTCGCTCGCGCGGCCGGCCAGCACGTCCCTCACGTGCTCGGACGGCTCGGCGACGGGCGCTGGCGCTGTGCGGGTCACCATGGGCTTTTTCCTTCGTTGCGGTTCCAGGAGCGCCAGCCGCTATCGCCCCCGGCGACTGCAGACGTGTGCACAGCGGCCATTTCGGTCTCGCGTGCGTCAGGCTTTGCGGGCCGCGCGGGCTTGGCCGGCGCGGCGGTGAAAAGGTCGGGCGCGGGCTGCACGGCGGCCTCCAGGCGCGTCCAGAGCTTGTCGGGGTAGCGGTGCAGATCGAGCATGTGGGCCGCGTGCGTGGCGTAGTTGCGGGTGTCCAGCACCTCGTTGCGCGGGCGGCGCTTGATCCAGCGCAGGACCTCGCCGCGCGGCGTCTTGACCGGGATGCGGGTCTCGGCGGTGAGCTGCTCGTACCACTCGCGCGGCAGGTCGGTGCTGGTGTGCACGTAGCCGGGGCATGGCTGGCCAGGCAGTGGCGGCGCGATCTGCAGCTGGCCGTGGAGCAGGTCCTTGGCGGTGTCGGTGCCGATCAGCCAGAGCTTCACGCCGTTCTTGTAGGTCTTGCCCTGCCAGCTCACGTCCTGCGCGCTGGCCACGCCTTTGATGGGCTTGCCTTCGTCGCTGCTGCCCTTGACGGCATGCAGGCGCAGCTGGCCGGCGTACTTGCGCACGAAGTTGTAGACGGCCTGGGTGTGGTGGCCGCTGTCGATCGAGCTGGCCTCGATCGGCAGGCTGTTGCCTTCGCGCCAGGCTTGCGGGTAGCGCCGGCGCAGGTACTCGGCGACCGGGTCCCAGTCTTCCTCGCTGGCGGGGTTGCCTTCGATGATGTGGTGGTCGACGGCCCAGGATTCCATGCCGCGGCCCCAGCCCCAGACGCCGATCTCCCAGCGCTTGTCCTGCACGTCGATGCCGGCGGTGAGGATGAGCGCGCCGACGGGCACGGTCTTCAGCGCGTAGGGCTCGGCGCGCTTCTGCAGCTCGTGCTCGTCGGCGGTGTCGCCTTTTTCCTCCCAGGTCTCGCCGAGCGTGGTGTTGACGAAGGTTTTCAGGTCGGCGATGTCGCCGCGCTTGGCCTTGGCCTTCGCATCCAGGAACTCGCGCACCAGCTGCGGCCAGGTGGCTTGCGGCGCGTAGGCCGTCCACACGTGAAAGGCGACGTGGCGCGGCGCCGGGATGACCTGGCCGGCGGCGTCGACGAAGCGGCCTTCGGCGTCGATGGAGACGCCGGTGTCGGACTTCCAGCGCCCCTCCCCCCAGATCTGCAGGTATTCGGCCTGCGTGAGCAGGTAGCCGCAGTGGTGAATGTGAGCCACGGAGTCGGGATTGCCGCCCTGCCAGCGCATGCCGTTCTTGGCGCCCTTGCCGCCCCACTCCAGCGGGTGCTCTTCGTCGCAGCCGGGGCAGCGCACGTGGTAGCGCAGGCGCAGGTCCGCGCTGGCCTCGCTGTCTTCGACGTTGCAATGGCCCTTGATCTTGGGCGTGCTGCCGCGCACGCTCTTGGGGAAGGTGCTGCCCTCCAGGCGCTTGTCGCCGAGCTTGGTGGCCGCGCCTTCCTTCTCGATGTCGCGGTCGAAGCCGCTGAGCTCGTCGTAGTAGACGGTGTCAAGCGTGAGGCGGCGATAGTTCTTGGCCGCCTTGCCGCCGCGCACGTGCAGCACGCCGGTGGAGAACTTTTTGAACTTGACGGTGTTGTTCTTGCTCTTGCGGCCGGCGTCGCGAAAGACGGTGCGCAGCACCTTCACGTCGCGGATCATCGGGTCGAGCTCGGTGTTGACGAACTCGTCGCGGTCGTCGTCGGTCGGCTGGTAGAGGCCTTGGTTGCGGCGCTTGTGCTGCGCGAAGTAGGCGATCGCCGCGAGCAGGATCTTGGTGTAGCCGACGCGGGCGGACTTGCGCACGGTGACGATCTGCACCGCGTCGCTGCCGATCACGTCCATCATGGCGCGCTGGAACGGCCAGCACTTCCACCGGCCCTCCACATAGCTGCTCTCGGCCGACAAGTAGAAGTGCTCCTCGGCCCAGACGGACATGCGCACAGGCGGGGGCACCTCGAGGGCGCGCAGGCCGCGCGCGATCGCGGCGTCGAGCTCGGCGCGCAGCTCCGGCGATGCCGCGGCGATGAGGCTGGCCAGCTCGGAGTGATCCATCAGGCGTCGGCCTCGTCCTGCGCCTCTTGCGCGGCGATCTCGTCGGCGGTCGACAGGCGAACGCCGGCGGCGGCGGCGCGCACTACTGCCACCCGCTCGCCCACCAGCTGCAGGGCCTCGGGCGGCAGATCAGGGATGCAGCGTTTCAGCTCCGGCACCAGCGCGTCAAGCCTGGCCGAGATCTGGCGGGCGACGTGCGCCAGCACCTCCTCGAGGATGGCCACCGGAGCGACCTCTTTGCGGCGCAGCGCGTTGTGCATCGCGACCCGGTCGGCCTGCTCGCGAGCCAGGCGCGCACGCTCTGAGGTGAGCTCGCTTTCGCTGCGGCCGGCCGCCTGTTCGCGGATGTGCGCGCAGTACGCGAGCAGCCAGGTGCCGATGGTCTGGCCAGCGGTGAGCACGCCGCGTGACGCGAGGTCGCTCACTGCCTGCTGGCTTATCCCCACCAGCCGGCCGAAGGCTTCCTGCGTGCAGGTAGCCTGCAAATCGACCGTCTGCACAGGCTCAGTCACTGCACAACCCCCTTGGAATCACGCTGCAAATTCGCTTTGATCGGGGCTCGAATTACCCGCATTCGAGCCTTCCCGGAAGGACCCGAAAAGGGGTGGGGGTGGCCGCTCACATCGGGCGCCTGCCGGCCGAACGCGCAGGCTAGACGAGCCGCGATCGCGATGGCTGTGAGCTTCATCGCGCGGTCTCCAGCGCCTGCACGAACGACGCCGCGAAGCGCGGGCCGTACTCGCGCGCGACGGTGCGCTCGATGACCGTCGCAGGATCAAAACGCACCTTGTAGGCCGGCACGTTGACGAACAGGAACACAGGCTTGACCACTGCGCCGCGCAGGCCTGAGCGCTGCCAGATGCCACGCGGCAGATGCTGCATGCGGCCGTTGCGCTCGCCACGACCGAAGCTCACGAAGTACTCGACGCCGCCCTGTCGGTAGGCCAGCGGCCCTTTGCCCTTGGCGTATGCCTTGGTGCCAGCAGCGACGAAGCGACCGTTGATCCACTTGCCGCGACCTGAGAGCTTGGCGCGGTTGCGGTCGGTCATGTTGGCCCGGTAGCCCTGCTCGCCGAACGCCTGCAGGTAGGACAGCAGCTGGACGATGAACGGCCCCGGCACGTTGCCGTATGCATCCAGCGGGCAGGCCTTGGCGGGCACGGCCGCCATGCCGGGAAGCAGCAGCCCCGCGCGCTGCAAGGCGACCTCGAAGCGCTTGGTGCGCCGCACGCCGCCGAAGATCTCCGCGCGCAGCACGTCGTTGGGATCGACGCCCTTGCCGCCACGGTACGCGAAGCTGATCGTGACCACCGGCTTGTCGCGCGTGGCCACGTCGACCTGCACCGAGTTCAGCATCCACGGCGTGGGCCGATCGAATACACGGCCCATTTCCGCCTGCAGCTCGCGCCGCGCGACGAAGCCGGTTTCGTTGAGCGCCTTGACCGATGCAAAGCGCGCCTGCTTGGGGATCGATCGCACCGTGCGCATCACCTGGTCGACGTTCGTGACGATCTTTGTGGCCATCCGCCCTACCTCCAACTTCTCTTCCTCTCTTCCAACAAGGAAAGAGAGAGGCTTGTTGCGCGCGTTGCGGCGCGCGTTGCGCCGCAAACCCGCGCCGTTGCGTGCGTTGCGCCGTTGCGCGGGGTTCTTCGCCTCACGAGAGCGAGGGCACGCGCGACACTTCCCGCGTGCGCGCGCTCGCACGTGAGGCACGGAAGTAGCTGAAACGGCGCAACGCACGCAACGGCGCGGGTTTGCGGCGCAACAGGCCAACGCAACAGCCGCAACAGACGGCGCCTCATGAGGTTTCCTCCGGCATCGCCGTGCGGCCGAACGCGTTGACGTGGCGCTCGAACTGGTCGACGCACGCGGCAGCCCAGTCGCCAAGCTTCACGCCTTCGGGCGGCGCGCACTCGCGCGGAATCCACACGCGGATCGACCGGCGCTTGCCGTCGGCAAGGTCATACGTCACCGCGCGATGCTCAAGGCGCGGCGCCATGCGCTGGCCTTCCTCGTCGCGCTCCAGACGCTCCTGCACGTGCCGTTTCGCGGTATTGGTGAACGCCGCCTGGTTCGGCGGATAGCGCTCACCGCACTGGCTGCACCAGCGCGTGAACACGCGGTACAGCTGGCCGGACTCGCACGGGTGCACGGGTAGAGACAGAAAGCCGCCTAGCCAGTCGTTGATGAACCGCTCGGCCGGCTTGAGGCTCAGGTCGATCAGCGCCAGCTTGGCCTCGGTCATCACCGGCTTGGTGTGCTCGTCGAAGTCGCCCAGCGGGTAGTTCAGCAGGTAGTGCATGAACTTCGCCGCGCCATCTGCGTCCAGAAAGGCCGCCACGCGCTTGTAGAGGTCATCGTCGCGCGCGGCCGGCGTGTAGACCACCAGGTAGCGCCGATCGTCCTGCTCGAGCGCCAGCGGCTGCTGCTCGTTCGACAGAAACACCACCTGTGCGTGGTTGCTCTCCCAGCGCACGCTCTGCTGCATCGGCCGGATCGGGATGCGCGGCTCGGTGATGATCCATTTCAGCTTGTTCTTGTGGTGGTAGAGCTCCTGCCGTGTCACCACCTCATTGCCGATAATCATCAGCTTCGCGCTGAGCCAGTCGTTGAACTTGTCTTCGAGCTCCGTCTGGCCGACCATGCAGCCGTACTTGCCATAGATCGACGCCACGCCGTCAAAGAACAGGTTCTTGCCCGTGCCCTGCGGGCCGTGGAAGACGAGCGCCGAACGCAGCTTGGCGCCGGGCTTCTGCAACGGCAGCGCGAGCCAGCGCAGCACCCACCTGAATACGCCTTTCACGCCGTCGGTGGTATCCGCGCTGGCGCTGCACAGGTGCCAGAGCAGCTCCAGCATCGGCGCAACGTCGTCCTTCGTGCATTTGATCGGCTCAACCGCGAAGCCGTCGAAGAGGTTCACATGGTCCGGCGGCAGTTTCTTGCCCGGCTCGAACACCAGGTGTTCCGGCAGCACCACGCGGCGCGCATCGCCGCGCAGCCACATCTTGACCGTGTCGTTGCCGAAGAGCAGCCGCAGGTTGGCCACCTTCATCACGCGACGCTTCTCGCCGTCCCACACCGTGTCGGTGCCATAGATCAGCGCGTAGTGCTCCTGCAGCCGCTCCAGCCCATGGCCCCCTCCCCCCTTGTCGTGCGCGCGGCCGCCGCGCGCCGCGTCGACTTCCTCATCGGAGGGAGGGGGAGGAGTCGGTTGGCCATCGTCAGCAGGTTCCGGCGCCGAGTGCGCGAGCACCAGGCGCGGCTTGCCCTGCAGCTTGCGCAGCGCGGCCTCGCGCTCGCGATCGGCCCCGTGCACGGCCAGGTACTCGATCGGCGGCTTCCATGCGCCGCCTCGCCGCGCGATCTTGAAGATCGTGGTCGCGCCGTCCGGGTCATTGCCCGAGAAGCTCTTCCAATGCGCCTGCAAACGCTCCGTGCCAGGGTATTTGCCTGCCGCGCGCTGCGACCACTCGTCCCAGACGCCGAGCGCGCCATCGCCGAGCGCGCTCTTGATCGCCATGCCGATGCCGATCCACTGGTTGTAGTCGCAGTCGGCAGGCACAGCCTGGAGCGCCTGGCGCACCCAATCACCGGTCTGACCGGCCGTCGCCATCGGCGCCACAATCGGCTCAGCCGCCGGCGCCCGCTTGCGCTGCTTCGCTTCATCGACAGCCGCGTGCATCCAGGCCAGCGCCTCGGCACTCACCGGCTCAACTGTGGCTGGGCTGCCTGGCCAGTGCTTGCCGGAGCAGGTGAAGAACTGACGGCCGCAGAAGACCTCCAGGCCGATGACGTTGTCCTTGTTGCTGCGCGTCTGGCCGGCCACGATCACGTGCACGCCTCTGCCGCTCGGGCTGAGCTCGGTGTAGCTGGCCGCGCGCCGGATCACCTCACTGCACAGCTCGGAGATCTCGCCGGATTCCGGGTCGATCGCGCCATCAACGTCGATGCCGATCAGCCCATCGCCAGGCAGGAACGCGAAACCGATGCCGTCGAAGCGTGACGCGCGCGCAAGCACGTGCAGCGCTCGATCGAAGCTGACGAGGTGCCCGCGATCCTCGTCGCTGCCCTGACCGCCGGTGCGGCGATGCCCGGCGGCGTAATACGGCACCTTGCGCGGCTTCTTCTCGCCCTCGTGCTGCTCGAACCGCCAGAGCAGCCATTGCGGCAGCCCGCGCATGGCCTCGGGCATGTTCGCGGCGAGGCGCTGCACGAGCTGCTCGCGCTCGCTCGGCGCTTGGGGTGTGTCGTCAAGCGTCGATGCCACCTGTCCCCCAACGCCCGGCGCTCGTTCTGGCCTTCACGGCCCGGCGCTTCTCATGGTCATCACGACAGTCGGCGTCGCAGTACACCGCGGCCGGCAGGCAGGCCTGGCCGCAGTTGCTGCACACGCCGGGCTTGGCCAGCGCGGCCTCGGCTCGCGCCTGGCGCTGCTGCTCGATCAGCGCGTCGGCCAGGAATTCCTCCTCGCGCTGCGTCGCCTGGTCATCGGCGCTCAGCCGCTCGAGCGGATCGCGCTCCAGCTCCAGGCCATAAGCCTCACGGCGCGTGCCGCTCATGCCGCGCGCCGAATGTGCGCCGGCTTGCCGGCCGCGTTCAGCTGCCCCAGGTGCACCACCAGGCGCTGCAGCGCGCCGATCACCTGCAGGCTCTCGGCCTGCACGGTGGCCAGCTCGTTGTCGTTGACCTTGCCGTCTTCCACCGCCTTCGTCACCTCAGCCAGCGCCTGGCCGAACGCGGTGACCAGCTCGCTCACGTGGCGCAGCGTGTCGTCATGCGTCTGCGCGCTCTGCGGCAACGGCAGGAACGTGCCGCCGCACTCCGCTGCAAACGCCGTGGCGATGCGCGCCGCGTCACGCACGCCCTCGGCCAGCGCTGCCTGCGTGAGCGTGGCGGCGTCCAGCAGCCCGAACTTCGCGCCCTCGTAGTTCGGGTCCAGCTCGTGGTTCAGCGAGCTGCCGCGCTTGCCCAAGTGCTTGGCGGCGTCTTCAGCGCCGCCCATGTCGCGCACCAGCAGGCGCGCAGCGGTCAACAACGGGTGCATGGCATTCCTCTCCTCGTGCTGCCATGGATCGATGGACGCGCCATGTGCAAACTGCTCACATGGCGATTGCATTGCTGCAGACCAAAATGGCGGACGAGCAACGGCGGCCGGTCGAAGACCGTTGGCCCGTTGACAGCGTCACGCATCACGATCTGCCGAGCGCTCAACGCGCCCGCTCGTTCACTGCGCGAGCGCGCGGCTCCACGCCGCTGCGCCGCTCGAAATCAGGCACCAGCAGCGCACGCGGCTCAGGCCCGCGCCTGTCGGCACCACGAGTGACGTATTGCCTTTCGGCTCCCTCGCGCGCGCAGTCGGCATCCGGCCGCGACGGTGCATGGGGACTTGCGCTGTGCTTCTGCGCGCCGTGGTCTATCGATGATGGAGGCTCGTTAGCGTGAAGAAGACAGTCACCGGCCTCATGATCGAAGTGCACCTTTGCATCCCTCACGACCAGGAGCGATTCCTCCCGCGCCGCCGCCGCGCGCCCATCCACCTGCCGCTCAGCGCCCCGCTGCCGCGCGCGGGTGAGGTCATCTACCTGAGCAGCTCCAGCGCCTGGGGCGTGGCCATGGTGATCCACGAGTGGCAGAACACCGAGCACCTGCGCGTCGAGGTCTGGCTGGAGCATGTCGGTAGTTCCAGGCAGATGCGGCCGACCGGCTTTGCCTTGACTCAATGAGGGCACCGAGGGCGCGCCGTTTTTGCCGATGAGCTCCGGCCAAATTTCCCACCAGTCACTCGGCCGCAGGTCCCAGCGTGCGACGAGGCCGCCCGTGGCAACTTCGATTGCAGTGCATCGCTCGGCCGCGACCTGCTTGCCGCGTCCCCACTGGGTGACCAGTGAGCCGCTGACGCCAAGCATGGCGGCCAGTTCCTGCGTCCTGCCTCGGCGCGCGCCGAGGTAATCGCTCAGTTTCATCCCCTCATGTTCGCACCGATAGTTAGAAACAGTCAAGCACCGATTGTTCGGCATCAAATGCCTAACCTTTGGTGCATGGAACAGTCCGCGGAAAAGACGGGATTCGCCGAACGCCTCAATGAGGTGTGCTCGGATATGGAATTGCCGGTCGAACGTGGGCGGCAAAGCGCCCTCGCGGCCGTCTTCAAGGTCACACCCAACGCGGCGCGAAAGTGGCTGCTCGGCCTCGGAATGCCTGAGCTCGACGTGGCCATCGCCATCGCCAAGTGGGGCAATGTCAATGTCGAATGGCTCCTCTCAGGCCGCGGCCCAAAGCGCGGCAACCTGGTGGCCACCAAGGCACTCATCCTGGACGAGGCCTTACGCACCCTTCCGGCGGAGGAACGCCGCGAGGCCCTCGACTACATCAAGTACAAGCTGGAACGGGCCCGCGCGGTGTTGACCGGCGAGCAGATCGCGCGCTATAGCGTGGCACTCGATCAGTTTCTACCCGAGCAGCCTCCCGAACCTCGGCCGGCCGGCCCCACGCGCGAACGTCATTGACGCGTCCAGTTGGCCGCTTGGAAGCCTAGCTTCCTGCACACCTTACGCGCGCCCCAGATCGCACCCCAGCGAGCCAGCATGGTGGCTCGGTCAAGCATGATCGCGCCCGCGTTCTCGCTCCGCGCCGGCACGTCGATCGCGAACCGCGTCCCCAGCATCTCGCGGCGGCAGCGGCGGCCGCGCACGTGGTTCTCGATGTTCCCCCCGTGGATCACCTGTAGCCAACCCGGCTCTGCCGAGATGTTCAGCAGCCTGCCCAAGCGGTCCACCTCCGAGTGCGAGCCTCGCAAGATCGTCGACACCTCGCTCTTGGCCCTTACCGGCTCGATGAGGGTGCAGAACGCATTGCGCTCTTGCCGATCGAGGTAGAGGCGGCCGCCGTGCCACACGAATCCGGTGGGGTACTGCAGCACAAGCGGCTCACGCGTGTGCTCCACCACACGCACCGATGACACGTAGTCGGAAGCGAGCCCATCGTCGCTGTCCAGCCTCGTCGTGACCAACGTGCGCGTGCCGTCCTTCAGGAACCGTTGCATCAGCCGCCGCGCACCATGGTCGAATCCCGGCGGCAGAAACACCGGCACGAAACACTCCCAGCTCGCGTACTGATCGATGATCGTCCGCGCCCACGTGGGCGTCTCGGTATCGAACAGAACGAGCCAGGTGAAGTCCTGCAGCTGCTGCGCCCGCATGGTTGGCAGGCAAAACCGCTCGAAGAGCTCAAAGCGGCGCTTCAGCCATGCCGTGCTGATTGCGGTATCGGTTGGCGCCGCCGGCGATGCACGCAGGTTGAAGCGTGTGAACACGAAATGCTGCACGCCTCCCATCGGCGCCTCTCCCCATCCTTTTGTAACGAAAGGATAGCGTGGGATCGGCGTGACATGCCTCCCCTATGCGTCCAGTGTGAACAGTTCACTTGCGTCATCAGAGGCGTCGCATACTAACTTTCGGTGCTTGACTGTTTCTAACTTTCGGTTCCATACTTCGGCCCGATCCGGGAAGGAGAACTGAAAGTGCACACAGCATCACACCCCGAGGACAGGGCGCAAAGCCTTACCGACACACCGCGCCGGTGGTACTTCGGCCTTGATGGGGTGATCTTTTCGCCAGACCAAAAGGTCTACATCGAACTTCGTCCATGGGGCCACTGGTTCCAGCGCGAGAAGACCTTCGTCACCGACGACTTCGGCCAACTTCATGAGTTGAGCGCCGAGGCCGTTGCGGCCCACACCGAGTACTTCTTCAGCCAATTTCACGGCGCATGCGAACCCGCTTGCGCCTGGTTTGAGGCGCGGGATCGCCAGCACCACGGGGCGCGGGAGTCTCCGCCGCCCGTGCGCGTCGGCGTCTGCACCGACACCACCTTCCCGGGCCCGCTGGTCCAGCGCATCACGATCAGCGAGGACCTCTCGCCGCTGGCCAACCAGCAGATCTACCGCATTGACGCCGCGGGCAACTGCGACGAGCTCTGGCTCACGCGCGCCCAGCTCGCCGCGCTGGTGGCCGCCGCGGGCCCCATCCTCGTTCCGGCTGAAGGCAGCGAGGTGGCGCATGGATGACATCGCCACCTGGCTCACGGCCCTGCTCATCGCGCTGTGCGTGCTCTGGGCGTTGGGCTGGCTGCCCGACCACGAGGCCAGCGCGCGCAAGCAGTGCGAGGCCCAGCACAACGCCTGGGTCTTCGACCAGGCCACGCAACGCCACGTCTGCGTGCCGCCCGGCACGCACCACGACGTGCCCGTGCGCTGACGGGAGCAGGCCATGCGCATCTACATCGCCCGTTTCCGCCTTCGCAACGGCACGGCCGGCACGCTCGACGTGCTCGCGCGCCATTCCTGCGACGCCCTCATCGCGCTCATCGACCACTTCGGCGACGAGCTGCGCAGCTGCAGCGCGAGGCCAGCGCAATGAGCGACGGCTACTTCTGCCCCCTCATGCCGCCGGCGCTGCTGGTCAAGCGCCTGTCTTCCGGCAAGTGCCGCATGGAAGACGGCCAGCTCGAAAAGCGCTGCGCCAAGTGCGCCACCTACTGGCCGCTGGATACCGAGTTCTGGTACTCGGCCGGCTCGCAAGACGACGGCACCTATCCGTGGTGCAAGGCCTGCTACCTCGCGCACCGCTACCCGGAAGGCCGCACGCGCACCGCGCAGAGCGTGGCCGACGCCTTCACGGCCTACGCCGAAGTCGGCCTGGCGCTCAACCGCGCGCTGTTTCCCACCGGGGTGCGCACATGAGCCAGCACGCCGTCATCCACGCCGCAGACGCGCCGCCGGTGCTCGTGCCGCGCGGCTACGTCGGCCCCGTCGAGCTGCCCGGCACCGGCCGCCGCGTGTACTGGACCGGCCGCGTCGCCATCGGCCTGCGCTACCAGGTCGCCGCCAACCACGCCCTGCTCGTGAGCCATTCCGCGCTCTTCGCGCAGGCCCTGCTTCTCCCACCGCCCTGCACGAAAGGCACGCCATGAACGCCACGCCCCTGCACACGCGCAACACGCCCAAGGTGATCTCGATCGACACGCACCGCATGGCGCGCCAGGCCGCGCAGCGCGCCCCCGGCCTCACCGAAGCCGAGCTCGACCTGCACAACAGCGACTACGGCCGCCTCGATCCGCTCACGCCCACCGCGGCCAGCGCCTGCAGCGAGCTGCTCGCCGACGCGCCCGGCACCGCGCCCAACCCGCGCATGGTGCGGCGCGCGCGCATCACCATGGCCGTCACGGCGCTGCTGATCTGCGGCCTGCTGCTGGCCCGCGTCGCGCTCGTCGCGCATCACTGAGCCGCCGCCATGGCCGCCATCACCCGGGTGGAACCCACGCGCGAGCAGCTCGGCGCTGCGTGGGAATCCCTGCGCCACCACGACCCCGCGCTCACGCTCGACCAGGCGCTGCAGCACCCCCTACACGGCCGGCTGGTGCGCGTGCTCGCGGGTCAGGCCGCCATCAACCGCCAGATCGCCGAGCGGGCGAAGCAAGGGCCCGGCACGGCGGCTGTACAGGCCGTGCCGGGCCGGCGCTGGCCCGACGCGCCCCTACGCCACATGCAGCAGCACGCGCCGCTGCAGCGCGCCACCACCGCGCCCGCGGGCCTCGACCGCAAGCGCGCGGCCTCGGGCGAGCGGGATGACGACTGATC